CTACCTTAAACTGATTAGGTCTTGCACCACCGCCAGATAGTTTAGCTTTAAAATCTGTTATATTTGCCATTTTTTAAATCTCCTATTATCCAGCGACCTCTTCAAATGCTACGCCTGTTCTAGTTGCAACAAATTGAAGTTTAATGAAGTTGATTGAACGATTAGGTTTGACAAATATCTCTGCCACAAATTCGTTTCTATCAATTACATCGCCTGTGTTATTTGTATTATCACAAACTACTAAGAAGTCTGTAATACCCCTACGCCCTTGTACTTCTCTTAGGAATGGTTCAACAATTGCTCTAAAGTTAGCTCTTGTAAATTCATCATTAAATTCAAAGAGTTGAAATTTAGAAGCAGTTGATATCGCCTTTTCTAATGTAATAAATAATCTTCTTACATTAATTCTATCAAAAGCACTTGGTGATGATAATGCTGTTTTATCTCCAAACAGAACAGTTCCTTGTCCTGGGAAAACTACAACAGGATTTACTCTTTTCATGTACAATTCATCTCTTTGAGATTTATTAGGATTAAATGCAAGCTTTACTGAGCCTCTTATAATCCCTCTGTTTAGTCCAGCAGGTGAAAACCAAGAATCAGAAAGTAAGTCCGTTCTTGCACACAAACCAGCTAAATCTCCGTTCAAAGGAACAAATCTAAATACATCATTGTATCTATCGTACATATATTTGTAACCACTATCAAATACACAATAACTAGATGAACTTCTTGAATCAAAAAATTCTAGAACATTATCTTTTTGTGTGTTTGAGTTTGCTACATTTACTACATCTGCTCTTTCAGGACTTGCAAATAATACAGCGTCTTTTCTGATTTCGGTAATTGTGATTAAGTTATCAACATGAGTACCATCACCAGGACCTGCCATTATAAGTGAAACATCTACAGTTTCAGCGTCTTGGAATTTTTCATAAGCAGTTTTCTTTTGACCATTTGTTACAGTTGAACCATCAGCACCACCAGATAGTGATTCTAATGTTGGTGTATCAACGGCAGTAAATGTTGTGCCAGAAGCGTTTGACCCCCAATTAGTACCTGATGTATTATGGTCCATCCAATAAATATGTTGGGACTTATTATAAATTACATCTGGATAATAATTTGTATCTCCTTGAGGAGTTTTAGCGTCAGCAGCTTTTGATAATTTTTCAAAAGTCTCTAAAACTGAACCAGGTACTCCAGTAACTTCTCCATCTTCATCTACTACGACAACATGAATTTCATCGCCAGAACCTGAACGGTCAGAAACAAATGCTGAGGTACCAGGACCAGCACCTACTGAATCATAGTATCTCCATCTTCTTCTTACATTTGCACCGTTTGTTATTGTTGTTAAAAGACCTCCACTTCCACTATCTTTTTGTACAATTGTTAAATCGTGAGTAGAAATGTTTGTTATTCTATACTGATGTCCGTCATCATAATCGTTAGTAGCAGCTGTTGTTGAGAAAGAAATAATATCTCCAACATTTAATTGTGTTCCGTCTGTTACTGTGATAGTTGTATCACCGACAGCAGTTGAACCGTCATTAACTGTTGTAGCACCTTCTTCTTCATAAGCAGTTGCACTTGGACATGTAGACACCTGTAAAGTATTCCCATGAGCACCAGCAGTTCTAGCTGCAAAAGTTCCGACAACGCCAGAACCATCAGCATAGTTATCCTGATAATGGGTAGTATTTTTAATCTGTAATCCACAACCTGTTGTAGTTGCGTTTACAAGATTTGTCTGGGTAGCTCGTACTACTCTTAGTGAGTTAGAATATTGTAAAAAGTTAGCGGCAGTAAAAAATGCTTCAAAATTGTTTGCATCCGGTTCGCCGAAAGTTTCTACTAATTCTGATTCACTAGAAATACTTGTTATTTCATCTAGTGGTCCTTTGCGGAATTCTCCAGCAACAGCACCAATAGAGGTAGAAACAGCAGGTATAATCCTAGTTAAATCTCTCTCTTGTACGAGAACACCAGGTGATACTTGAAATGCCATAAGGTTATTCTCCGTTAATTTAAATTTAAATTAAAATTAGTGACCATATTTGTATTATTCATACTCCATAAATAAAAAATTTCACTACACCTATTTATAATACTGATAAAGTCTAGGTCTATTCTCCCTTACGGACAACAGGATGCCAGACATCCCCATACATGTCTACCTCTGTTTCTTCACCAGGTCTTTCGATACCATCATCTACGAAACCAAAAGGCGCCATGTCTTGTTCTATGAGATTTTGTTGTTCATGATACAGTTGATTTCTGATATTTGAATCAGTCAATTCTTTAAAATATTCTTGATTAGACAACCAACCAAAAGATACTAAACACATCATGAGGTCATCATTACAACCTTCTTCTGCCTGCCACGATGTTCCTCTTTTTGAAAATGTAGACATTTCTTCTATGATGTTAAAATCATTAATTAAAATTTTATCTGATTCTATCAATGTCTTAATATTTGAACAACCTAATTTTTTAATTGATTTTGTCATTCTAACACCAAGTGATGAACCTCTACCAGAAAACCCAGCGCCTAATATTTGACCAGCACGACCTCTTTGAGTTGTCATTAGTAAATTTTCATATTCACATTCATATTGTAATGTGTCTGATATCTGTTGCCCCAAATCATTTACTTCTACTAATACATGTGCTTTATTATATCCATTACATACTTGTTGAATTACATTAGGAAAGACAAAAGGTTTTACTTCATTATTTTTATATTTTGCAACAATTCGATACGGCACTTGTGAACAATCAAATATAATAAATGCTGAATAATCTTTTGTTACACCTCTTGCAACATCAACAGTACATACATATGTTTTGCCTTTTACAGGTTTCTCATACATATCTAAACCACCTTTTGATTCAATAGGTTCAATGTGTGGCATTGCCTTTATCTTAGATGGTGAAATTAAAGTATCAACAGAACCTAAAAAATCACATTCAAATTCTTGTTGAAATTGCTCAGCAGATGTATTTCGTATTGTTTGTTCTTTCCATTTTTCATCACGACCTGGCACTTCCGACCAATGCACTTCTATAGGCACATACTCATTTTTTTTATTTTGAGAATCAACCCACAGTTTGTAAAACATATTCATACCATGAGGTGTTGATACAATTATCATCTTAGTTTTTTGACCAGATGATATAGTAGGATATACAGATGAGAAAAACTGTTCGGCAATATTTGCCGGCACGAAAGCAAACTCATCAAGAAATATTATGTTATATGAACCACCACGAATAGCACTTGATGATGTAGAGGCAGCCACAATACTTGATTTGTTTTCTAATTCTATCGACCCTTTATTCCAGTTAATTACACCTTGTTGTAACCATCTAGGTAAATTTTCATATGCAAGTTGTAGTCTGCCTAAAATATCTCTAGCAGTAGATGATTTGTTTGCCAGTATAGCAATGTTACAATTAGGGTTAAAAAGGGCATAATGCAATAGATAAGAGACAATGGTTGTAGATTTGCCTGATTGTCTAGGTAACTTACATATAGTAAATCTCTCTTTATGCATAGTAGAGACCATTTCTTCTTGAAATCCATACATATTAAATGGTACAAGTCCTTCATCAAGTGATACAATTTGTACATACTTAGATATAAAATATAGAGGGTCTTCTTCGCATTTACGAAATTCTAATACCTGTTCTTTTGTATATTCAACAGGCGTATTTATTTTTTTAAGATTAGGGTTACCCAAGTAAGCGTCAGACATATATACCCTCAATGTGTGTGTAACCTAATTTTATAGCAGTAGTTACTCTTTGACTGCCTTTTCTTACTTTTAATAAACCTGTTTTGTATTTTTGACCTAATGCACCATATGAACCTTTATTTGTACATCTATGCACTTCGATAGGATGTATCATATCAGCACCATTCATTATGTCATCTAAAACAAATCCGTGTTTAGTAATTGCTAAATCACTTATCAGAAATATCTCTGTGTTTAGATTTGATGATTTTGCTTTTAGTATTTTGTATTTCATCTTTTTTTAACATCTTTTGTAGTTCTGCCGTTGAACCTACAAATAGAGCATTTTGTATTTTAGTATCAGCAGTTTTAGGTAGTTCTTTTAAGTCTTTTAGTTTTTTATTTAAATCTTGTAATTTATCTACAACCTCTGCTGTTTGTTTTATACCATTTAATGCTACTTCATATGCTCTTGGATGTTCTCCTTCTTTTGCGACTTGTAATATACCATCTACTGCTTCTTGACCTTTTTGTATTAAATCATACAACGCTTCTCTAGAGTAATCATGGTCGTTATCTACATCTGTTTCTTTGTCTTCTTTTCTTACGACAACAGGTGGCTTAGATTCTGGTTTAGAATCTTCTGTTTCTACTCCTAGGTATTTGTTTATTATATCATCTGTGCTCATAATCAATATTTATAACGATTTAGTAATCAGTTATTCATCTGTGTCTGTTTCTGGATTGTATTTTTTAGAATCTTCAAAAAACTCTATATTTGTAGTAAACCCAAAATCATCATCAGCGTCAGCACTTGTAG